TGAGCAGGAAACCACCCAGTTTGTTGATGCTGTGATTGGTGACCAAGTTGGTATGGCAGCGATTGCTAATGCTGTGGATACAGCTGATGCTGTTACCGTTGCAGGCTTGACCGACTTCTTGTCGCGTCCAGTCCGTATAGCCAATTTTACATGGTCACAGAGTGATGTGGTTGGTATTACCAACACGTTTTCGCCTTGGTCAGCGTTCTTCAACAACACCAACATCAAGTACAAGCTCAATAACTTCTCGTTTTTGCGTGCCAACTTGAAGGTTAAATTTGTGATTAACGCTTCCCCATTTTTGTATGGGTCAATGCGAGCTTGTTATCAACCGTTACCAGCTTTCAAAAATTCCACTATTGTGGCTGGGACTGTAGCTGGAATTGCGAACTCGGAATTCACACCGTACTCTCAGCAACCGGGTGTGTGGTTGAAACCCCAACACTCTGAAGGTGCTGAAATGACCTTGCCCTTCTTGTATCCGCGCGGGTACCTGAAGATTCAGGAGTTAGCTGATTTCACCAATATGGGTACAATGCGCATGATCATTTATAATGTCTTGCGTAGTGCCAATGGTGCAACTGGTCAAGGTGTATCAGTACAAGTCTATGCTTGGGCTGAAGATGTGGTTTTGGCAGGACCAAGTGTTGGTTTGGCGTTGCAGAATGACGAATATGGCGTGGGTCCTGTGTCGGGTCCAGCTTCCACGGTAGCGTCCATTGCTGGCAAATTACGGTCAGTACCAGTAATCGGGAAGTTTGCCACTGCAACGGAAATGGGAGCTAAGGCTGTAGCTGGTATTGCTAAGTTGTTTGGGTTCACTAACGTTCCTGTGATTGAACCAACCCTGCCGTACCGTCCATCTGCTTTTCCGCAGATGGCTTCACCTGAGATTGGTTACCCAGTGGAGAAGTTGACTTTGGATCCGAAGAATGAGCTGTCCATTGACCCTTCCATCTTAGGTATGGGTTCTGAAGATGAGTTGGCGATCCAGAAGTTTGCTGGACGGCAATCTTATCTGGTGTCAGTGCCTTGGACAACTTCTACATTGGTTGATACACCACTGTTCACGGCTAAGGTGACTCCTAGTCAGAACTTGGCTGCACAGACCTCTGGCACAGCATGGCAATTCACCCCTTTAGGGCTGGTTGCCAGTCTCTTCCGTAGTTGGCGAGGTGATATTATTTTCACCTTCCGTTTTGTGTCAACGTCATTTCACAAGGGGCGTGTGCGTATTTCGTATGATCCTTTCAACGCTGCTGTGCAAACCACCGCAGACACTGGGCCAACCACCTTTAACAAAGTGGTTGATCTGGGACAGGAAACTGAGGTTGACATTCGCATCCCGTATCAACAGGCGCTAGCTTGGTGTTACACGTATGGCGATTACAATGGTGGGTTGAACTTCAGCACGTCAAGTACGCCAACTTGGCATTTACAGATACGTTTGATAACGGCGTGCTATCAGTGAAAGTTCTTACAACATTGACTGCACCTGTTGCCTCGTCAACTATTGAGATGCAGGTCTTCGTGCGTGGTGCTGAGACTATGGAGTTTGCTAATCCTCATGTTAACTCGACTACCGTATCGGCTTTCCAGTTGCAATCTGAGGAGTACAGCGAAAAGCGGGAAGGCACCCGCATGGACGTGGGTACCGTTCCTGATGATGCAATTGATGAGCGTTCACGCTTGCACTTTGGTGAGAATGTGGGATCTTTGAGACCACTGCTACGTCGATCCAATTGGCTTGACGCAATCACTCCTGCAGCGTCCACTAACTATGGTGCGTGGCAGTTGCGACATTATAGGTTTCCACCGTACGCTGGGTTTGACCCTGGTGCTTGGGACCAAGCTAAAGGGGTTGTGGCAACCACCACAGACTTCGGGTTTAATTACACCCGTATGACACCTTGGCACTATATCGCAAACTGCTTTTTAGCACAACGCGGTTCAGTACACTGGCATTACAATTGGGTTGGTCCACAAGATGTGTCCATTACGGCAACGCGTCGAACTCTTAGCTCAACTTTGTCCAAGGCATATGTTGGTGCTGCTGTTGGTACAGCAAATGTAAATGCCAAGACTTTATGGGTCAATATGGCCCATACGGGACCAGGTACAGCTCTTGTCAATCAGAAGACAAATGCAGGGCTGAGTGTTAGTATACCTAACTACTCAGCCTTTAAGTTTGAGTCGACTGACGTACTGAATAGCACAGTGCCAGTATCTACCGGTGGTCGATATGATGGTTCAATTTATGAAGGTGTGGATGTGCAAGTATTTGCTCAACCTACGGTGCCACTGGAAACAGGCACACTCCATAGATATTTTGGAGTTGGCACTGACTACAGTTTGTACTTCTTCTTGAACTGCCCATCATTGACGTACTACACCGTTAGTTCAATTGTCCCAGTTTAGAGGGGATTTGATCCCTCAAAATGTTTTTGATCACAGCAGACCCTGTGTGATA